TATCAGCTATGCTTGGTGCATTTGGTTGGGTGTTTAACTCAATAGAGGAAATAAAACAACATCAGTTAGGCTGTGACCTTATGGTTAATGAGATGAATGCTGAACTAGATATGTTAGAAAGTAATTTTACAGAACTATTATTTAAGATAGGTGGCTAATGAATATAATATCAAGAGATAGTTGGGGTGCTAAGCCTAATAAAACTAGGTTTAGTAAACTAGGAGAAGTCAAAGGCTTAGTAATACACTGGTCTGCTTATCCTATAGCAATAGGTAATCAAGCAGAGATGGACCAGTGTAAGACAATACAAAGGTTACATCAAGTTGACAGAGGTTGGAATGATATAGCTTATAACTTTTTAGTAGGAGATACAGGTCAGATATATGAAGGGAGAGGATTTGGAAACAGAAGTGCAGCACAAGGTGGTAACTCTAGGCAAGAGATTAACTACAACAATAAGCATTATGTTGCTGTGTGTTGGCTTGGTGGTAGCAAACCTACCGACAAACCTTCAGATAAAGCTATTAAATCTGTTAAGTGGTTACACGAACAAGTTGGTGGAGAACTAAGACCTCACTCCTCGTTTAAGCAAACAAGTTGTCCTGGTGATGCATGGAGACAAAAGATAGTAGAAGGATTGATTGTTCCAGAAGTAAGCAACGATAGTCCACCAGCAAACTATATACCACAAAGCTTTGAAGAGAAAATGGATAAGATTATTGATATACTAGAAGATATACAAAACAAGTTAAAGTTAGGAAGACTAATACAATGAGTGAAGAATATAAAGACTTATTAGAGAGATGTCTCTGGACATTCGTAGAAACATTTGCTTCAACACTTGTCATAACACCTGCATTAGGTGTTGACATAAGTACATTAGAAGTTGCTGCCTTATCTGGTGGTGCTGCTGTGTTATCTGTGTTGAAGTCATTTGCTAAGAAAAAAGTATCTACACCAGTTAAAAAAGTTTCTCGATAGTTATAGCAAAGCCGAGGGTGTTATCCTTTCTACCTCGGCTCTTGCTTGTTTTAATTAAAAGGGTAAATCACCATCATCAAGTGTCTTGACATCTGGTAACTTAATTCCATTTTGAACTGCTGCAAAATCTTTCCATGATTCTGGAGTTTGTTTATTATCCATCCACCATGACTTTGCAAATACTTTTCCATCTACAGTATCTCCTGCTGTGCATTGACCCATAGCAGAACATCTGAAGTCTGGACTCTTTGGTGATTTCTTTTCTTCAGCTTTTATGTAGTTGACTCTAGCACCACAGATACATTGCAAACCTTTATCATTTAATGCAGGTTCTCCTGTAGGATGCTTGTCTGTTTTTCTATCACCAAAGCCAGCATCTTTAATTTGTTCAACAGGAGATTCGGCAGATGCATTAGGGGTACTAGGTACATCTGCTTTCTTCTCCTGATATGTCGGTGCTGGTTTACTTTCAGTGACCTTTTCTGCACTCTGCGTTTTTGACATCTCTTCTCTTGATGGTCTTTTGTTACTACCTTGATACTTCCAATTAGCCAAAGCTCTACCAATAGCAGATGTCTCGCAGTTCTCTACCCAAGCATCTTTGTTAGCAAAGCCACCTTGACCTTTTGTTTCTTGTGCTATACCTGTAGATACTGCAACTATACTTTCATCTTCATTGAATATATATACTGTTGCTTTTATAGTCACACAAGTTCCATCATCAGTAATGTGGACAACTTCTGTATTAATATTTCCATTTGGATTTTCTTTCCAAAATGCTTTGAGTCGGTCTTCAACTAACTCATATTCTTCTAAATTAAAATTTGGCATTCAACCTCCTTGACATATCCATTTTATTCTTCTTCTAATTTAATGTTAACTATTTTTGTTATACCTGTTTTTACAGGCACATACTCATATACCCCATCTATCTTGATTACAAGGTGTGGGATAGTACCCACACCTGCAAACTCTATAGCTTCTACTGTACCCATTACTCCTCCAAATCCACTAGGTACTCAGCAGTTACACCCTTGCTAGGTTTAACAAACAATGTATATTGAGATGGTCTTCCCATACTTGCTAGTTGTTCCTGTGCATAAGGATTATGGCTTTCAGTACTTCCATTAACCCAGACTCTTACATCATTAATGTATAGATGTGTAGGTGTATGGTAGTGACCACAAACTGCATGTGTAAATTCTTCCATTAATCCAGCAGAACCTAGTGACTTCCAACCTAGTATTTTTTTATTGTATCCATAGAAAGGAACGCCCATTGTTCCTCTAATGTTATCGCCATGAAACAATAGGAACTTAGCTTTAACACCAAGGTCTGCTACTGTGTACCAAGATTTTTCTGGAACATGGAACTTCATTCTAGGTTGTTTATCAAACATAGTTTGAAGTATCTTTCCTAACATTCTATCTGCATTAGATTCAGGATTATAATCCCTTCTTGACCTTCCTCCTAATGCACCATGGTTACCTATGACCCAATGACATTCAACTTCTTCAAACTCTGATAACAGAATATTAAAGAACTTTGATAGTATTCTTGGACCATCAACTGTTACTTGTCTATATAAAGAACTATCTATCTCATGTGCCTGACCAGGAAATATAAGTTCTCCTTCAATGATGTCACCGAGTGCAAAGACTACACATCTCTTTACAATGTGATTAGCTCTTTGTATCCTTGCAATCTTGACAATCTTTTCTGCATACCTAACCACTCTTTCCTCTGCAACTTCTGTGCTGTATGTAGATGTTCTCTTTGCTAACTGTATATCAGATAACAATGGAACACAGATTTCTTCTCCTTTCTTAGAAGTTGTCTTGACTGGTTTCTGTATTTTTGGTAGCGACAGCGTAGACATTCCATCTTTCGCTCCACGATAAACAGCTTCTACTAAGTCAGCTTTTTTATCTTTAAGCTTATCGATTTGTTTTAATAACCTTTCATTCGTATCTTTAAGCTCTTTGATTTTATCGCTTTCAACTTCAGCTAGAAGTTCTGCTAATTGCTTATCCTTCTTGCTTAAGCTCATTTTGATATTCTCTTATCCAATGCGATACACGAGTACGAGATACAGGAAAGTTAAACTCATCTGTAAGTATTCGTGATACGGCAGTTGCGTTAGGTTTCTTGCCTTGCCTCATGATAGATTTCAAACCCTCAACGAATGGTTTCACCTCGTCAGGAAGTTGTTCGTACCATGGTATAAGACCACCTTGCTTTGATGACATTGCCTTTTCAAGCAATGCTTTTATTTCTTTGTTATTACTCATGTTCACATGCTAGCACGCAATCGCGAATGTGCAACACCATAGGGAAAAAAAAAGACCAAAAAAAAAGGCGTGTATTTCTACACGCCATAGGGATTATTTTAGACCAAAAAAAAAGGCGTGTATTTCTACACGCCTTTCTTTCGTTGTGTTGGTATATGGATTACCTTTTGCGTTTCACATTGGTTGCTAGTTGCTTAGCAACTTTGTAAACTGTATCGTAGCTTTCAATAGGTATGATGTTATGCGTTTGCATAAATCTTAGTATCTCTAGCTTAGATTGATAAGGTAGTTCTCTGTTGTAACCTCTCTCATCAACTCCATAAACTGCTTGGTCAGATACCCATATCCTTGGTTCAGGTTGTTTGGCTAGCCACTTCAATGCATCTAAGTCAACAGAGTTAGCACCCCATTGCAACAAATCATTGATTGCAGTGCTATCCATTTTACCATTCTCTGCAATGATGTTAATTCTACCATCGTAACCATCAATCAGATTGTTGTATCCTACATAGCCAGCAATCGTAGAAGCTGGTAGCAAGTCAATAATCTCTCTAACTTCATCATCACTCCAACCCATTGAACCTGAGAAGTCAATCATCATTGAACCACCTGCAACAGATTTCCTACTGCTAAATACCTTTCTATCAATAGTCATTCTGTGCATGTTCTTAGGAACAACACCAATATCAGAGTTACGCTTTTGTATCTCTCTGATTGCTTTTTGTATCCTAATGTTTGGCTTAAACTTTCTAATCAAAGCTTTACCATGTTTACCTACACCACCATACTCTGCTCTATGATTGAACCTATAGTTATGATTGTTGTTGCCTTCTTCCATGATTTCTTCTTTAAGTTCATCGGATAGATTGTCAGGTAGCTTGATACCACCTTCCATAGTTTCTTTCATTTCATGTGCAATCTCAGATGGTAAGTATCTAGCATCAAATCTTGCTACTCTTTCTTGTTGCCAATATGAGTCGAATGTAAGTTGATTGTATATCTTTCTAACTAAACCTTTCGGTTTGTTAATAATCTTTTCACGAGACTTCCAACCTTTGGCACTGTTATCCCAGCGATGAAACTTTTGATATCCTTTCGCGCCTTCAGGCAATCTTTTAGCTTGTGAACAAGTTGATAGAACTGTAGATATGAACTCATTAAAGAAAGACATATCTCCTTTGATGACTTCTTCATCCATACCAAATGGTATGTTCCTTCTAACAGCAGCTTCTATTTCATCATAAAAAGCACTTCTGTAATATTCAGATGATACTACTGCGACTTGTTCAACAATATACATCGCAGTTGCCATTGGATTTTTTGTATTGTAATACATGTCAACTGCATTCTGCACAACCATTGATAAGTATCTACCATCAACGATTGGATATATATTTGTTTCCATTGCTTTGTATGTCAAGTAATTGATAACTTCTTTGTCATCAATCAAATCTTTCCATATGTCAAGAACATCATAGAACTTGTCAGATGCTTTCATTTTGTTTTCTTCTCTCAAATTCTCAAGAAGTTTTTGATTATCTATTCTTGCTTTATTAAAAGCATCTTGAGCATAGGAACGAAACTTCATGATTTCTTCTCTAGCGTAGTAGCTTTGTGCTTCTTTCCTACTAACCTTAAACCTGCTTGGTAACTGTAGCTTTCTGTACAGTAACCTTGCATTGAAACCACCTGCAATTACTTTGGCTAACTGCAATATCTGTGGATGTTCAATACCAACATACCTATCGAAACGATAATGTTTGTTAGCGAACATGATTAAGTTAGCCATCTTTCTTTCCTCAAACTTACTAGCATACGGAAGGGAAGGAACACTAAGTTCCTTCCCATCTGTATCAACTGAGGAGGATTTGTTAAGACTATAGTTAACAGCCCTGTTCCCTCTCAATGCTAAGTTTGGTAGCAGTAGTGGTTTGTTAGTAGATTTCTTTAGCTTGTTACCTGCAAAGATATCCATAACTTATCACTCATCACTTTCTTCATCTGTATCTTCTACTTCAGGAATGTCATCGCTATCTTGTATAGCCAATGCATTCACTAGTTCATCTGCATTCTCTTGAAATACTGCCAACGCTGCTTCATCTACAGGAATATCAGCGTCCATTAGTTCTGCAAACGCAATCCATTTACGAACAGAGAACACAGAGTTTGCATTTGTGTAGTCGTTGTATGCACCACGCAAGTTGTTTGGTAGCAACTCAATGGCTTTCGGATTGACTTTGTCCATATTAAGTTTCACAGGAAACCTATCAGCCAATGCTTCTGGCAAGTCATCTGGTGTACCATTCATAGTTGCAACTACTTGAAAACCATTAGCAGGTCTTACAACTTCTTTTGTTTTGTTCGGCAAAGTAAACTTCGCAAACTTGGGGTCATCAAGCAACGCATGTAAGAATGTCATTACATCAACACCAGCGTTATCAATCTCGTTGATAACAAGTCTTGAGCCTTGCTTCCATGCCTTGATACCAAGACCATCAAGCCATTCAAATGCACCACTTTCATTTGGTACATAGTGTCCTAACAATTCGGCAGCAGTGCTGTCCTGTGTAAGCGTTGTTTGGAAAACATCTTGATTTTCTCTCAACCCTTCTGTGTTCGCAATATAAGTTTTTCCTGTACCTGGAGGACCATAGAGTAAAACTCTTGGTGTCGCAGGTAGTACTTTGGATAATAAATCCCAGCAATCCATGATTACCTTCCTTTCTCGTTAGACCAATATTCGACTGAGTCGATAAAGTCTTTTGTCATTTGTTCTTTCTCTTGTTCCCACCATTCTTTCCATTCATCGGCTTTCAGATATTTTATCTGGGGAACATCTGGCAACAATTCAAATGCTGTAGCTGGTATGTCTACCATCAATGTTACAGGCTTTGTTTGGTTGCCTACGAAAATACAAGCCCATGCAGTTCTGTAATGCATGTCTGTTTTCTTACCTTGTTTGTGATAATGAGGCATTGCCATTGTCATGAAACATGGAAACCTTTCATCAATCACATCTGTCAAGCTATCATCATCAACTGTATCTCTTGACTCGAATATGGTATCAATCAGTTGCCTGTTGTATCCATATTGAATAGATAAGTTGTTTAGATATTTCAATATATCTTTTGTGATAGCACAACTATTCTTTTGCATAGTGGCATGTCGCATATCTTCTTCATGTCCTTCTATGCCAGAGTATTTGTATTCACTCATACTATTCCTCCTCGCTTTCTTTCACTGCTTGTTTAAGCAGTTCTGTTAGTTGCCTTTCATCATCATCAGACAACTCTCCGTTATACTTCTGCCCATTGGCAGTAGCAACAGATTGCATGTCGCCAACCATCATAAGCTGTGGCTCATGACTCATGACGCCATCAATGAAATCTATAACTAGCTTATCCTCACCAAAGAATGCTTTCTCGATTTGCCCCAGAAAATCTATGATGTCATCTAGTTCCCATGTTCTATTCATAGACCTATTCCATAACTCGTGTTTCTCAGTACCTTCTTCAGGTTCTTTCAACAAATCATAGATGTATTTAATAACTCCATGAACTACATTGGACATTGCTTGTGAGTTGGTAACTTTGATTGCTTCCAACAAAGCATCTTGTAAGTTGTGAGCACCAATAGCAAACTTAACTCCATTGATATCTGCTTCATCATCATTACCATAATCACCAAACAATCTCACGCCATAAGCTGACATTGCTTGTTGCATTTGTAAGAACCTTGCATCGGTGTAGCCTAAGTTCTTAGCTTCATCGCCTACTTTCTTTGGCATGTTGTCAAACGCATGCCTTTCAAATTTTTCACCCATTCATTCCTCCTCCTCTTGCTTTCTTAAAGTAATTTGGTTTGCTACTTCATTGAACTCAAGACCTATTATGTTTTTATTGTGCCTGTTGCACCACACTTGTAAGCCATACATTGTCCACCCTGCTTGTTGGTCAGACCACGTAGCAGGAGATACCCCTTCAGGTATTTCCTCTAAGCAAGTCTTGCAATGAAAGTAAGCTATGATGTCGCTAACATCAGGCATTACATCAGGCATTATTCCTCCTCGCTCATCTCATGTTCCATTCTTGCAATAGTCAAGTTTTCTTTGACTGCTTCAAAGTTATCAATCAACGATTGCCTATCGCTTTCAGTTGTATCTGGGAACACATCACTCTTTATTATTTCATCAGCAATCTGTTCTGGTGTCATGTTCTCCAAGGTGTCATCAAGTGCATGATTTAGAAAGTCTTTGTTCTGCATCATTATTTTTTGCACCTTATCGTATAGTCTTGAGTCATGACTGTGTTCGATATGAGTCAACTGTATTGTTCCAATCGTTGTTAACTTACTCATCATGTCAGCCATGTTTCTGGTACACCACTCAACATCTTTCTTGAGTTGTTGTATATCACCTATCATCTTTCCAATTAGTTCTGCTAATTGCATAGCATCATCTTTCACATTGTCTTTGGCTTCACTCACTGTGTAACCTCCTCTTGTTGTTTTCTTTTCTTACACTTCCATACCCACAGGTGAAACACTTGACCATATTGAGTACAGATGATTTGACATTGGCATATGTTCCTGTCACGACCATCTTGCCTTGTCTACAGTTATCGCAAACTATATCCATATATATCCTCTCTGCTACTGGCGTAGCGTGAAGCCTACATGTTGTAGTAGATATGTTATGTATTAGTTAATATGTACACACATAGACTTCACGCTACTCACACTTTCAATGCACAGACAGGGGAAACTGCTTTTACTCATGTGAATAGCTAGAAGTACACAGGTGGCTTGTGGTATGTGTAATGTGGTATGTGTGAAATACCACCCATGTACTTCTAGCTACACTCCGACAATGAGAAAGGAGACACATGTCTAGATGTATCGTGTCGGAGTAGTAGCTTATCTTTTACAATCTGTGCATATGTTTACTTCTGTTCTGAAACACATGAAGGTTTGTTTCATATTGAATGAGAACAGATAACACAGACTGCATACGCGTTCTTCTCTGGTATCAACTAGCTCTACCTTATCACTCGCAAATGAATACTCTTTGTTAGCTTTGTCAATGCGTTCTTGTTGCATTGCTTCTATCTGACCTTGTCGTTTGCGTTGGAGTATTTCCAAACGCTCAGGTGACACAGACCATTTACATTTGTTGCATACCCTTCGGTATGACATTGTCAAACTGCCACAGAATATACAGTCTTGTGTACCCTGTATTCTGTCGCTTGGTAACACATACTCACCTGTACTAGCAAGGCTAGGACTTGGGGGATTTGATACTCTATACTTTTTCATATTTGTTAGCTCCTTCCTCTCATGCATACATACACGAAAAATGTAATAAGAAAATAAAAATAATTTATAAAAAAACTTTAGCATTTTCTTTATCAGTGCCTTCAAGATTTCTTTCATGATTAAATAAAATTTGACAGACTTTAACATAACATGTCATAAAGATGATTCTTATTGATGTGTGTTATTGTAGATTTTTTTTTCTGTAATGTTGTGTGTGTTTAGTATTTATATTCTATGACATAGTAATTAAGAATATAAGTTCGTGTAGTAGAGCAGACTATGGTGTTGATTGGGCAAACGAATTGCGTATATTTTTTTGTAATTAATTTAGTTCTCATCATAAAAAAAACTCGGTACGCAACGCGTACCGAGTTTTTAGTGTGGTTAGGCTTTTACTTTGGAAACAAGTTCCATATAGTATTTGATAAATGCCTGTTCATCTGGTGATACAGAAGGTGTAGTACCAGCGTGCATAGACTTCGTAATGGAAGTCCATCTATCTGGTGACATCACTGGGATATTACTTTGGTAGACTTGACCAATCTGGATAGCAGATAAGCCTGCATCATTCTTGGACATAATTTTATTAGGTCGTGAGAATGGTGTACCATTCATATCGTTTGTGTTGTCGTAATTTTGGCATTGGAATATGGTTGGCACCATGACTGGTACACCATGACTGGAAGTCCAAGCCAAACATTTGTTTTTCCCAAGGTCATTGAGAAATTGAGTAGGCAACTTCCAGTCGCTACCAATGTGATATGCAGAGAATGCATCATCGGTAAGAAGTTCTTGGTTATACTTAAGCATGAACTCAAACTGTTTCACAGCACTAAGTTGCTTAAAGTATACGCCAGTGTAGAACTTGTTGTCGATGTAAAGCGCAAAGCGATTTTTCTCTGCACCTTCGGTATCGCCAACTTCGCTACCAAGCACTCTCTTGTAGGTAAATGTAACTGCTACAATCTGGTTGTTGAACTTAGCATTCGCTTTTGTCTTACGACCTAGCCAAGTCTTTTTTGATTTACTTACGCTAGATTGTAGAGTAAGTCCTTTCTCAATGGATAACTGTTCTAGTATATCTTGAGTAGGTTGTGTGTCACTCTTGGACTTACTTGTTACATTGGATACTTCTAATCCACTTTGATTAAGTAGATTGGTTATTTGTTCATTAGTCATGTTATTCCTTTCTCTCGACTAAATTACTCTTATCTTTAACACATAGGTCAAGTCAAACCGCCTAATACACATAACTTACGTGGTTCATATTTCATATCTTTATCTCACAAGACATAGTGATAATAGAGTAAGTAGTAAGGCTTGTGATGAAAGATATGTATGAAGTGTTAGTTAGTATGTGTTTAGGAATTTGAATTTACCATGTGTTATGATAAGTGTTCCCCATTGAAACATATGAGTGACATGTGAACAATTGAGATATCAATGTAGGCTACTAGGGTGTTTAGATTAAGTAGTAGTTATACAGTACATGCGGTACATTTGTCTACAAATGATTGCGTTGTATTGCAGTTGTAAATAAAGAAATAGTATAGTATTGCGTGTCGTGTTTGCACCGTGCGTATAGGGGGTTTTAACATGGTGGGTGGGGTATATCATTATGTAACACCTAGAAAAATTGCTGGTAATTGTTGGACAAAAAGATTTAGGTAGGTGGTGTAGCCAGGCGTTTGTGATTATCAAGGAAGGTATAGATAATTAATCTACACCACCGTTCCTATTGTCCTATTTTAGCACACTCTTACAGTAAAGAGAAAGTATTTTAGATACTTTTCTTTATAGTACGATTGGAGTGTGTTTTGCGTACAGCGAGCCCTGTGTCACTCCCTCCCAGCCAGTAAATAAGTTTAGTGACAATAATGTTTGTTCGACTTGACCTATAAATAAATATGTGAAGTAATAGCCTCTAACGCTAGTTACCATGGTCCTGCTAGTCCACTTTATAAGTTCGCCTGTTCTCAAAAACTATTTCCTAGAGCAGGTAGTTAATGATGCCTGTTAAAATAACTATAGTACTATACTAAATATATAACAAGTTAAAGGAAGGTAATAATGGCAACTTATAGACCCCTACCATTGGGATTAACAATTAAACCTAGTGACTTAGATGGATTAGGTTTATTTACAATGATGCATATAGGTTCAGATACGAACCTAGGTAATACGCATGTAATATTAGGTACAAGAATAATTAGAACACCATTAGGTGGTTTTATTAATCATAGTGACAAACCTAACTGTAAGTTAAGTGAATTAGAAGGACATAAGTTTTTATGGACAATTAGACCTATAGAAGCTGGTGAGGAACTAACAGTAACCTACACTATGTATGAAGTAGAGAATCCAAATGTTTGATTTTGATGAACAACTAGAAGTTGGTAAGAAAGGTGAGAAACTAATTAAGTCTTACTACGAATCACAACAGACAGATGAAGGTAAAAGAAAATATATAGTTAGAGATGCATTTAAAGAAGAACAACTAAAAGGTGCAGATTTCTTTATTATGAATCAAGAATTAGGCACTAGGTATGTCGAAGTAAAAACCGACACTAGAGCAGAGGAGACAGGGAATGTAGCATTAGAAATACAAGTAGTGTATGGGGATACAGACAAGCGTATAGGATGTGCATTAAAAACATTCCCTGACTTTCTCATGTACTGGGTATATCCAACTAGTCGTGTCCTTTACTGGAATCCAGATAGGTTAATTCCTTATATCATGGACTGGGTAATAAACAAAGAATACAGAATTGTAGATGCTCAAAATAAAAATTTTTTTTCACGCTCATTGATAGTACCTATTGAAGACCTTATAAACACTGGAGTATGTGGTGAGTTTAATGTTAGCTACCATTTGTTAGATAAACTATAATACATAGAATGTTAAACAATCACTGTGACAAGTGTGGAAAACAAATAGAATTAAAGAATAAAAAGTGGCAATGTGTTAATCTAGGTTGTATAAAATATAATGTACAAGTTAGGAGAAATCGTGCCAATAGACAAAAAAGGCAAAAAAATGAGATACAAAGCCAAGAAGAAGAGTAAGTACAAAAAACTCTAATGGCTAAGATAAAGAGTGGAGCAAACATTTTCTCTAGCCCACAAGAATTAAAAAAGTGGGCTATGGAACTATCAGATGCATGTGGTAGTATAATTACCAATAAGAAACCAAACATTTCTAAGATAGATGCATTGGTAGATAAATTTGTTGTAAATTATAACCAGAATATGGAGATTGCAAATGCCGCCAAAGAAGAAGAGTAGTAGCAGAAAAAAACCTGCAAGAAAGCCTATTAATGCTAAGACTAAAGCTACTTTGCAAAAGAAGGCTAAAAACTCTAAATATACTTACGGACAGTTGGCGCAGGTCTACCGCAGAGGACAAGGCGCTTATTTATCTAGTGGTAGTAAATCTGCTTCTATGGCTGCTTGGGCTATGGGTAGAGTAAATAGTTTTATTAGAGGTGGACATTCTCAAGATAACGACATCAAGAAAAAAGGTAAGTCTCGTGCCAAGAAAAAAAAGTAGACGCAAGGTAAAGTATGAAAAAGGAGTACCTGCAAAATATCTTAAGAATAAAAAAAATTCAAAGTCGAGTGTTGCTCGTGAGATTAAAAGGACTGCTAAAGCGTATAAAGAAGGCAGGAGAATAGATTTGAAAGCTGTACAGAAATCAAGAGCTACTAAGAAGAAAAAGAAATAATGGCACACGATAATCGTAAAAAAGCATTACTTAAAAAGCATGGACTTAAAGGTGTAAACAAACCAAAGCGTACACCTAAACATCCTAAGAAATCACATGTTGTATTAGCACAAGAAGGTCATAAATTAAAGTTAATTAGATTTGGACAACAAGGTGTAAAAGGTGCAGGTAAGAGTCCATCATCAGCAAAACAAAAAGCAAGGAGAAAATCTTTTAAAGCCAGGCATGCTAAAAATATTAAAAAGGGCAAGATGTCCGCAGCATACTGGGCTGATAAAGTCAAATGGTAAAGAATGTAATTTGCATTGCACCTGAATGCGAAAACCTTTTACCGCCTGGAAAAACTAAATACTGTGGTAAAACTTGTTATTACAGAGAGTCTAAACGCAAAGCTAGATATAAAGAAAAAGGCAGAGAGTACCAACCAGAGATAAAAGAAGTTAACAAAGGTAAAGTAACGCAAGTTCGTAGAGGTGCTTTATACGACAAGTTTGTTAATGAAGGTTACGCCATGGACTTAATACAAGGCAGATTAAATAGAAATCAAATAGCTGAGGAGCTTAAATGTACACCAGCACACATATCTAGATTACTTGGTGCTTTTGAAGAAGATGCTAGAAAAGATAAGGAAGTTGCTGAATGGGAAGTATCTACTGATGCTTTGCAATCATTAGAAGACTTTACAGAATTTAGAGATAGATACTTTCTTACAGAACAGGGAGTACCTTTTGAGACAGCAGACTTTCACAACAGATGGATAAAAGGTATTAATAAAGCTTTACTTAATGGTGGTCAGCAAATGATATTAAGTCCACCTCGACATGGTAAGACAGAATTACTTATACACTTTGTTATTTGGCTTATATGTAGAAATCCTAATATCAGAATTATGTGGGTAGGTGGTAACGAAGATATTGCTATGAACTCTGTTATGTCTGTTATGGATACACTAGAACAAAACGAAAAGTTAAAAGAAGATTTTTGTGGACCTAATGGTTCTTTTAAACCTGCAACTAGAGCAGGAAAGATGTGGTCTAGAAATGGTTTTACAGTATCTACACGAACTGTATCAGGTATTAAATCTCCTACAATGATTGGTATTGGTAGAGGTGGTAAGATACTTTCTCGTGACTGTGACATAATTATTGCTGACGACATTGAAGACCACAGTTCTACTATGCAACCATCATCTAGAAATAATACTAAGAATTGGTGGACAACAACTTTAGGTTCTAGAAAAGAGGAACATACAGCTATGTTGGTGATTGGTTCAAGACAGCACCCAGATGATTTGTATTCTGCTCTTTTAGAATCAGAAGCATGGGAAACAATAGTAGAAGAAGCACATGATAGCTTATGTGTAAAACCAGAGTTTGAAGAAGAAGAACATGTTGATTGTATGTTGTGGGGTAGTAAAAGAACATTCAAATGGTTAATGGATAGAAAGCGTGATGCTATGACTACTGGTGGTCTTAAGAATTTTGAAATGGTTTATTTAAACAAAGCACATAGTGATAGTTTAAGATTGTTTAATCCTGAACAAATAGAGAAATGTTACAGACCTAGTATGCCATTAGGACATATACCATCAGGTTCTTACTTAGTTGCTGGACTAGACCCTGCTGCAACAGGTTATCAAGCAGGATTTTTGTGGGCAGTAGAAACAGGTTCAGAAATAAAACTAACTATGGTAGATATGGAAAATCATCATGGTGGTGGATTAGATGAAGCATTTCAATTAATTAAGACTTGGTATGAAAAATACAATTGTTATCACTGGGTAATAGAAGAAAATGGTTTTCAAAAAGCTATTAGGCAAGACCAACGAATAAAAGAATATTGTAATGTTCAAGGTATTAAGTTAGAAGGACACGAAACTCATAAAAATAAATGGGATGAAAAATTTGGTGTTACATCATTAGCACCTATGTTTAGCGATGAAATGATAGAACTACCATTCTTAGATGCTGATGCACAACAAAAGTCAATTACCTATACAAAACAGTTAGTTTACTTTGCATCTAAAGGTAAAGGTGGTAGAGGTTATAAATCAGATGTTGTAATGGCTAGTTGGTTTCCAATGAAAGTTATTAGACAGTTGACAAAACTTGTTTATGCTGATATAGGAATCGACTACACTCCTAGCTTTGAAGGTTATAATAGTATACAATGGAATGAAACACCCTGGAGTTAAATGAAACCGCAAGATATTATTGAGAGAGCAACACATCTGAAAAAAATGCATGATGATGTTCTCATAGATAGAGCAAGATTTAGAGCAATTTTAAATGGTGGAGAGGATGGATTAAGACAATTACTTGGTCCTGGATTAGATAACAACGAAGCTTATACTATACCAGCACCTAACTTAATGTTATCTGCATTAGATAGATTGTCACAAAAGATAGGTAAAGTACCTTCTTTAGATGTTCATATTACAAATGCTAGAGATTCACAAAGAAACAAAGCTAAAAAAGATAAGCTAGAAAGAATTGTTTCTGCATATGACAGTATGCAAAAATTAGAATTACAATTACCTCAAGTAGCTAGGTGGTTACCAGGATATGGATTTGCAGTCTGGGTAATAACAACAAAGATGGATATGAATGGTCATATGTATCCTTGTGCAGAACTAAGAAATCCATACGATTGTTTTCCTGGTTATTTTGGAAATACACAACAACCAGATGAATTAGCAATAATTCAGAAAGTACCTATAAGAAAACTTATGGAAATGTACCCTGAACTTAAAAGCTGGTTTGAAAGTGAAGATGATGAAAAAGAATCTTGGGATAGTTACAACCTTAACTACACAGATGATGGTAGTTGGGAAAACTCTAATGAGTCAGGTGATGTCATATTAGAGTACATGAATATTGAAGGAACATATGTAGTTCATGTTGCATCAAAGAAAATTGTAGATTTTGTACCTAATCCACTTAAATCAGGACCAGCATTTGTAGTTGCTAAAAGATTTAGTTTTGATAGATTACAAGGTCAGTTTGACCAAGTAGTAGGACTAATGGCATCTATGGCTAAGATAAACATTTTATCTGTTATAGCTATGGAAGATGCTGTATTTACAGAAACTAATATTGTTGGAGAAATAGAATCAGGACAATATAGAAAAGGTAGAAATGCAATAAACTATTTAACTCCTGGTTCACAAGTAGTAAAACCAGTTACTAACTTGCCATATCAGTTGTTTGAAGCTGTAGGTAGATTAGAAAGACAATTAAGAGTTGTTGCTGGGTATCCAGTTCAGGACGATGCTATATCACCAAATTCATTTGTAACAGGTAGAGGTCTGGAGGAACTGGAATCTGGCGTAAGTCAAATGGTTAATGAGTATCACACAATATTAGAATATGCTTTGCAAGAAGTAGATGCTAAAAGACTTGAGTTAGATGAGATACTTTTTGCTAATAAAAGAAAACCTTTAACAGGTACTTACAAAGGTGCATCATTCTCAGAAAGCTATACTCCTGCTAGTGACATAGATAAAAACTATGTAACTAAAAGAAAGTATGGAGCTATGGCTTCTTTCGATGCTCCTAATAAAATAATTACAGGTTTACAGCTAATGCAAGCTGGAATTATAGATAGAGAAACTATGCAACAAGAAATGGATGGTTTAGAGAATCTATCACAGATTAACGAAAGAATTACAAAACAAAAGACAGAAGATGTTTTATATCAGATGTTATTGCAACAATCCCAACAGGGTGATAAATCTGCAATGATGGCAATAGTAGAGATATACAATAATCCAAAGCGTATTGGAAATATATTAGAAAAGTTCTTTAGTGCTACTGGTGATGAACCAAGTCCAGAAGAACAAGCTATGTTACAGCAACAAATGATGGGGCAGCAAGGACCAGCAGGACCACAAGGTCCACCTAACTTAGCTGCACTACTGGGAGGTGGGTAATGCCAGCAGTTCCAGAACCAACAGATATTGAATTTGCAAAGATAGTTGCACAAAATTTTCCTGAAGAATATGTTTATGAAGAAGATTATTTAGTAGATGGAGAAGATGGTCATTTAATAGACTATACAACATATGAAGTAATTACAGTAGCTGTACTTCCTGGTGTAGGCAGAATAGATATTGTATTTACTCCAGATGAGAGTGGAGGATATAATGTCTAGAAACAGACAACCTAAAAGAGAATTTCAAGCAGAGCGATATGGTGGTGCTACTGAGTTAGATACATTACAAGGTGCAGCACCTATGGCTGCTGTAGAAGAACCAGTTGTAGAAGCACCAGAAAATGTAGAACAACAACAAACACCAGCAAACTTAGGTAGGTTGATACAAGATGCTTATAGAAGTACTGAAAGACCTTTTGAGGCTGCTAATACAAGACTTTCTGCTACTGATGCACCTTTCTTAGCAAACGATGCAGAGATGATATTACAGGCTATGTACAGAGTATTACCTAGTAAAGAAATAGCAGCTTTGCTTAAAAACTTATAGGAGAATTATGGCAGAGGTAAGATGGTGGTGGCAACCACCATATATGCAAGATTATGAAAATCAAGCACAAGAAGATAGAATACAACAAGCCAAAACTATAACTAGCTATATTGAAGCTAATCCTCAACTATCACAAAACTTACAAGGCTTAATACAAGAACATTTTTATTTACCAAAAGATGTATTAGTTGGTGCTTCTTTAATAGGTTTAACTACAGAAAGTCCTGAGCTAGCACCTATTGTGGAGAGATGGTTAGATACTGAAAAGAATTTCTGGGATAAATTAAAAGCTGTAGGTAGAGGAACTATAAGAACTGCATTTACAGTATTTGATTCTTTACAAGATGAGTTAGTTAAAAAACCTTTATTAGCTACACAGAAATACCTTAATGACAAAAAATACAATGAAGGTATTGGTTTAGCTGGTGCAATGTTGCAACTATACACAAATAGAGATGCAATGAATGAATGGCAAAAGGTTAAAAAGCAATTAGGTCCATCTGTAGGTAGAGAAGCATTAAAGAACTTAACAGCAGGTAAAAAGGTAAACCTAGGTGAAGGATACTTTGCAAACTCTACAGTAGCTGAAGAAACAGATATATATAAAGAAATGATTGCTAGAGGTGCAGACCCAGAACAAACTAAAGAGATAGTTCAATCGTATTATGGTCAAGATATAACTAATCAGGAAAGAGCTAGAGATGAAGGTTTAACTTTTAAATCTAGAAGTGGTCAAACAATTAAGTTAACTCCTGCAGCACCACTTGTAGCTTCTGTTATAGAACCTGGTACTAGAGCTTATAACTTAGTGTCAGGTGTAGTTGATGGTGCATTAACTTTACTAGCTGACCCAACAATATTAGTTGGTGGATATCTTAATAAAGCAGGTAAAGCTGTTAGAAGTTTAGACCAATCTATAGCATTATCTAGAGCTGGAGTTATAAACAACGCTATAAGAAAAACAGTTCATATTCCTTCTGCAACTCAGTACATTACTAAAACTAAAGCAGGTCAAAAGATAGTTGACCAGTTTGTATTAGCTGATGACTTTCAAACAATTAATAACTTATTAAAAGGACAAGGAGATGCAACTTTACATAAAGCTTTGAAAGATAGTAATAGCAGAGGTGAAATACAAAGTTTACTTATTGATGCAATAGAAGAAAGACAAGTATTAAATAAACTAAATCCTACATCATTAGTAATGAGAGGAAAAATATCTTCTGGTTTAGGTAGAGCAATAGCAGGTGATTTTGGACAAGCAGTTGGTGTAAAAGGTGCTGTCAAGAAATCTATTGATGATTCACAGTTAGGTAGAATATTTTCTGCTTTTCCTGTACCTAAACTTTATGTAAATGATTTAGACCAATCATTCTTTGATTTAAGAGATTGGATGAAGTTTGCAAAAGTAGATGATGATATTGCAAATCCTGCATTAGATAAATTAGCAGACTTAGCAATAGCACAAAAGGCTAAGATACTTAATCCTGAGTTAGAACAACCAGTCAATGCTATAGAAAACATGAATGAAGTTCTAGAGATATGGAATCAAGTACTTACACACATTGGTTCAAAGTTTGAGAATGTAGGTTTACCTGAAGAATTAGTTAAAGGTGTTCGTAAATGGATGTCATCAATTGACCAAACAAGAATGTACTTTGTTAATGAGCTAGGTGAACTTGAATGGTTTGTAGGTTCTAAGTATGAGATTATACCAAAAGAAACTAGAGAACTTGTTGCTGAAGCATTGTCACCAGATGAAACAAGATTGTTAACTGAAAGAATTATTTCAAAGTTTAGAAAAAATAAAAAAGTAGATAGTTCTGAAGTAGATGATGTATTAAGAAGAATACAAGAAGCTGCTAACAATATTACAGAACCAGAAGCTAGACAGCTTGTACAAAGAATAAACTCAGGATATTACACAGGTGCAGAACAAGCAGCATTAGATATTGCAGAGGAATTAGGTATTGGTACTGCTGGTAGAGTTCCATATGGTTATACAGGTAAAGTAGCTGCTGGTGCTATAGATACTACCAATATGAGTAGGCACGGTATGAACTTTGAAATGTTACCTGATGAAAATATATATGGATTAAATACTACAACTATGGATTTAATACTTGATGGTAAAAGAACTTCTACAACTAGAAGTGAAGGTGCTTGGGCTGTTGGATTTGGTAAGCAAAAAGGTGAAGAGTTTTCATTACCATTTAGAGGTCAACGTATATTATTTACTGACAATAAAGGTAGAGAAGTTGCAGTAGAAGTAACAAAGATAAGAAAGCTACCTAAAGATTTATTTACTAATCCACAAAGAAGAGTATTGCTAGAAGATATTATTTCTAAAGAAGGTTGGACAGAGAATGCATTCCAAAAAAGAATGTACGAAAAAGGTTTAGATAAAGGTTTCCCTATGTACCAAATAGAGTATAAGCCTTTAAACATAGAAGGAAGATACGACTCAAACAGACAACGAATGTTACAGCTTGGACTATCAGACAATCTTAATTCCGATATTGCACGAATGGAATATGATTGGGGAACCCTATCAGATAAAGTTAAAGTTGAGTTACAGGATGAATTAAATAAATTACCTAGACAAAAACAAGGCAAAGTAAAATTAGCCATGAGTCAACTAGAGGAATCAGAAAAAGCTGCTTCTAGATTAAATGCTGCAAGAGAATCATTGCAAACACAAAAAGATGGAATTATTGCTAAGTACTCTCCTACTAAAGCCAATATAGGTTTTGCTAGATTACGAATAGCTGAATCAAAAGGTTATGTAAAAACTAATCAAAAGAAAACAGTTATTTTAGATAATGGAACAGAAATACAAGTTCCTTTATATCAACAAAGAGATGGAGATAATCTACAAACATTATCAGAGATTGTTAAAGAAGATGAAGCAGTTGCATGGTTACAAGCAAATAAAAAAATAGAATTAGATAACCCTGTAACTAAAGAAGCATTTGAATTAAAGACTGTAACTAGAGAAGCATACATTGATGAAGTTACAGGTGAAAAAGTTATTGATGAAATATCAGAAGAAATAGCCAGAGGTAGAGGAAGACAAACTGCCGTAACACTAGACCAAGCTATAGCTAATTTAGATGAAAACCTAAATAGAATACAAAAACAAGTACAAGACCAAGTTGCCTTTTTAGAAAACAATATTCCTAAATTTAAAGAACTACAAAGCGTAAATGCTAAAAAACCTAAATATGATGAGTTAACTAAAGATTGGGGTTCAATAGAACCAACTGCAGATGATTTTAGAAAAGCTGCTGCTGATAACTTATCTAACTCTGATGGTGTATTAGTTATATTGTCTGATGCTGATAAACCTGGCAAAGGATTAAAGTCTAGTAAAAACTTTTTAGAAAATGGTAAGTGGGATGATTTAGAAGATTCTTTACCATTTGAAGTATCAAGTAGAGGAGATACATTAGGACAACAGTTTTCTGCTTTGTTTGCTGAGTTTAAATCAGGTCCATATGCAGGTAGAACCATAGAAGATGTATGGCAAAATACAATTAAAAAATCTGGAAAAAATAAACCACCAGCAAGAGATAGTATTTTATATGGTCAAGGATTGTATAAAAGTAAAATTGAATATGAAAAGCTATGGTCAATGTGGGCAGCAGAAAATCCAGACTTAATACAAAACCTTGCTAATAAAATGAATAAAGGATTTAAATTAGTAGATTCATTTAGTAAACCAGGAAGAGTAAACCAAGCAGAAGCTTTGACAAACATTTTAAATAAAAAAGGTCTTATTGGTAAACAAGTAGATTTATCTCCTGGACTATATCAAGGAAACATACCACATATAGTGGTTAATCCAAATAAAGCATATACTGCAGATGAAATAAGAGAGATACAACAGTTTATTAAAACTAATAAAATAAATGATTTAGGTGTTGTAGGTTCTAGTGGTTTAACAGCAGATGAATCAGTACAACTTAAAACACTTATGGATAACATAATATTTCAAACTGAATCAACAGATAATCTAACAAACACAGTAGGTAATTTATCTAGAACATTAGAAGATTACTTAGATAGCACAGATGACTTAGGTGACTTAGTTATTAATGAAGGTGAAATTCGTGGAATGCTAGATGAATTAATTGATGAATTAAAGAATATAAACTTTGTAGATAAAATAGAAGAAGGTCAAGTATCTAAAGCTAGACCTACAGCTCATTTGATATCTGAATATTACAATGATGGTTTTATTCCTATGCCAGATGCAAGATTGTTCCTAAGAGTATTTAGACCTATGAGAGAACTAGGACTAAGACTAAGAGGCAAAGGTTCATTACCACAAGAAGATTTTGATAAGTTACTTGCTAAACCTATATCTGACTTAGCTGAACTTGCATTAAAAGAAGATAGAACAATTCAAGAGAATGTAAAGTTATGGATTAAAAGTGCAAGAACAAAAATAAAAATGAATGTTGATGAAGATGGTATTAATCAAATATCAGAAGGTTTACTTACACAGATAGCTGATGGTTATATGCAGAGATTATGGAAACCATCTGTACTAATTAGACCAGCTTGGGTACTAAGAGTTGTTGGTGAAGAACAAATGAGAATGTGGGCTGCAGACTTAGATAATGTATTTGCACATCCACTATCTGCTTTATCTTGGGTTATAGGTAGAAAACCACAAAGAAACAGACAGTTCTTACAAAAAGAGAGAGAAGCATTAAGAGATGACTACTTAGCAGATACATGGAATTTAGGTAGAGGAGAAAAAGATATACTTGATGAATCATTAGAGATATCTGTTGAGTGGCAACAAGCTGCTTCACAATCTCACTCTGGTATATTGTTTGGTCTTGACCCTAGAAGGGCTAGAGGATTTAAGACTGTTGGTAAAGGTGAAGGTGGATTTTATAACGCTTGGTCATCAGAAATTATACAGTTACATAGTGATGAGTTAGCTTCTAGAATTGCTGATGCAACTATTGTTGGTGAACCTACAAGTGAAGCTTTTGTAAATAGTATCAATAAAATTAAAGAAGACTTTTGGTCTGGTGACTTGTCACAATGGAGAAAAGCATTAGTTGCTAATAGTGATGATGATGCTAAGCAATTAAAGAAACTTATTATGGAAGATAAAAAATGGTCTGATAGCTATATTGAATCAATAGTAGCTAGAGTTCATTTAAAGACAGGTGGTAAGTATAGGGCTTTTGAAGTTGTTAATGGAAAGAAAATACCATTAGATTTAGAAACACCTAGACCTACAAATCCTAACAATGTAATTAGATATGAAATAGAAAAGACTGGTGACCATGAGTTGCTTAGACATATTGCTACTGGTTACAAAGATGATGCAGACCAGTTTGTAGAAATATTTAATAGTAAAAGTAAAGAGTATGAAAAGATACCTTTCAATAGAAAGATGTCAAGAAGTGAATTTAGAAAGTATTCAAGTTGGTTAAATAACTATAAGTCAGATGCTGTAGGAGATAGTTTTAAAGTAAAAGCATCTAGGTTTGAAGCAGACAGAGATTACGCTGCTAGAGCTGACCAGATAATAGAAACATTCTATGCAACTCTTATGGGTGTTCCTACTAATGAATTATCAAGGTCATCAGCATTTAGACAGTTCTACTGGAGATTTATTGAAGGTGCATATGCAAATATGGATGATGTTGCTAGAGCTAAGATATTAGAACAAGCTAAAGATGTAATGGGTAGAAGTCTGCCAGGTTCTAAAGCTAGTAAGTTTATTAAGAATTTAGAAACTATGGGTAAAGCAGATGTAACAAAAGCTATTACTGTAGATGATTTAAGAGCTATAGATGATTTAGCTAAGTCATATGCATTGCAAGAAACAAAAGGTTTACTATATGACCTAAACAAAAGGCATGTAATTGCTGACCAGTTAAGATTAATATTTCCATTCGCAGAAGTTTATTTAGAGATAGCTGGTACATGGACTAAGTTACTTAAAACACAAAAGACATTATTCGGTAGAAAACTACAAAGAACAGTAGAAGCTTTTAGAAAGCCTAGTGTATTTGGTACAGAAGAAGATGAAGGTTTCTTTACTACAGATGAACAGACAGGTCAAGAGATGTATAACATGGCAGGTTTTGATTTTGGATTTAATGTTGACAGAATGTTAAATAATCCAGATGAATCAGATGTAGCAATTAATCCTATAACTGGGAGACCTGACATAGGTACACCATCTGTCAAAGCTAAGATGAAAGGTTATGCTAGTGGACTAAACATGGTAGCTGGTTCAGTAGTTCCTGGTCTTGGTCCTTTGGCTTCACTTCCTGCTAGTGCAGTGTTACCTAGTAGGCAAACAATAGATGATGTGTTCTTTCCATATGGAAGACCTGAAGGTGATTGGTATGACCCTAGATTTTATGTTAACTCTGCATTACCTAACTGGTACAAAAAGATATTAGCTGCTGGTGGTTCTTTAGATAAAGACTTAGATAGACAATACGCAAACGAAGTTAAGAGTGTTCTTAGAGCTATGATGACTACAGGAATATACGATGATAGTTCTCCTGCTGCAGAACAAGAGTCATTACAAAGAGCTAGAAAAACTGCAAGTCAAATGTTATTAATCAGAGGTATTGTACAAGCTATTGCACCTACAGGTCCAGTAACTAAATACGAATACAATATTGGTCCTGAAGGTAGTAAGTTTTTAGACCCAACAAAGATAAAAGATGAAGACCCTAATCATCATTACTTTGCAGAAACAGTATTGTCAGATGCTTACTATCAGTTCTTAGCAGAGTTCCAAGGAGATAGAATACAAGCTACTGGTAAGTTTATAAAGATGTTTGGATTTGACCCTACAGCATTACTTACATCTAAGTCAAAGAGAATAAGACCTTCATCATATACAGTAGAAGGTGGATACTTTTACAAACAAAATAAAGAGATTATGGACAAACATCCTGATGTTGCATACTATATGTTCCCTGATTCTCCATTAGATGAGTTTGATTATCAAGCATGGGCAGATGCATTTACTGCTGGAGATAGAATAGATTTAACTGATGAACAATATAAACAAGCTGTTAGACAGGCACAAGGTTCATTAGCATATGAAAACTTTAGAAGAATGCTTATGGATGGACCTATGTTTACTAGAGTTCCATTAAATAAAAAGTTTGAACAATTGTATTTGTTTAGATTACAGTTACAAAAACAATTCCCTGGATATGGACAAACATCTACAGTTGCACCATCATTAGATACAAATTCAAAGATTGAATTGTTTATAAACTTTGTAAATACAGAACAAGATACAGAAATAACAATGCCTGATGGTAGTAAAACATTTGTTAAAGATTTACCTGCAATACAAGGTGCTATGCAATACATAATAACTAGACAGTTCTTATTAGAAGGAATCAGGCAAAGATACGGTGCAAATGCTAGTATTAGTAGAGCAGAAGCTAGTGAAGCAAGAAAGATACTTAGAAATACTGCTAGCCAGCTTATGACTAAGTATCCTGACTTTTACTATGTTTACTATGATTTATTTAGACTTGAAGCAGAAGAGCAGAGTCTAGGAACAGGATACTTTTAATGATTGAAGAACTAAGTCCAGAAGAGCAAGCGGTTCTAGATGAACTAGCTAAAGAAAGATATGAGAACTTACCAAGTCTTATTAACTGGGCAGAAGGTTATGAAACATCACCAGGATATAATCCTGCAAACAGAAAACCTAAAAAGGTAAATAAAGACAAGGTAAGAAACTTACTTAGAATATTTGGTGCTGACATATTTGGTCCAGCATTAGACCAAGTAGTAGATATGGTTGTTGCTTTATTTCAAAGTGGAGACCCAGGAGATACACCATTTGCAGATGTAAATCCAGTATCTATGGCTGACTTTATATTAGTTTGGGAAGCACAAACAGGTAAAGTATTTGCTGACTTACCACCTAATACACAGGATATGATATTACAAAGCTACGATATGTTTCAGTATCAAGATGAATTAGTAGTTGAACTTGCAGATAAGATAACAGAAGATGCAACAGTTCTTAAGAATGTGTATTCTAAAAATGGTGAATTACCAGAAGGTTTCAAGCATATTGATGATGCAGTAATTGGTGCAGCTATAACATCAGAGTATTCATCAGAAGCAGACTTAGCATACAAATCTTTCTTAACTAAAAATCAATATGATGCACAGATTAAAACTGCTGCTGCTCAGCAACTAGATAACAGAACAGCAACAGATTTAATTACACAATTAGAAGAAGGTAAGATAACTTCAGCAGAGTATTTAGATGGAATGGATAATATAATTATTTCTACAGGAGAAGTATCGCCTAATGAATTTATATCTATAGTTGAAAATCCTGGTGCATACATACCACAAGAAATGTTTGACCCTTGGTTAGCAGGTAGAATTGCAGACCCATCACAGTTTGGTTTTATTGGTATAGAAGAATATGACCAAGAAATATACAGTAATAAAGAACAAGGTAACTTAGTACCATTATATGAAACAGGTATGGATAGACTACTATTTGCTAGTGCTAGTCCAGAAGAAATAGCTGAAGTACAAAACTTATTAGTTGAAGCTGGATTTTTAAATCCATATTCATTTGCATATGGTGTAATAGATTTTAATCAACCTGATGGTGGAACATTAGCAGCACTTAACTCTGCTATGTCTAGGTTTAATTTAAATGCAGATACAATATCAAAAGAAGATTTATACTCTATACTTTTAGCACCTGGTGCAACTAGCTCTAACTTGTTAACATTTGTCAAAGAGTTTTTTAAAGATACATTAGAAGATTATGGTTATGGAACAGGTAAGTTTGAACCACATTCAACTGTAGGATATTCACAAGGATATAAAGAATTATTTCAATATCAATCTCCTAACTTAATCAATGCACAAGCTGACATACAGTATGCATTAGAAAGAGGATTAGGAAGACCTGTATCAAGTGAAGAGTTAAACTCTTTTGTTGATTATTACAATCAAGTATCTTATGACTTACAAAAGAAAAACTTTGAAATAAGAAATAGAAATATTCAAACACAGTTAGCTGGAGAAGAAACTAGATATCAAAACTTCTTACAAGGAACTACAGACTTTGAATTGCCATCTCTTGAACAACAAATAGATTTGCAAACAGCATTACCAAATGCAATGCAGAATTATGTGCGTGAACAATATGGGGAGGCGATAACAGGTGAAGACCAACAGAAAGCAATGCAAACAACGCTTATTAGTTTACTTAATACCATTGGTGCTCTTAGCAGCTACACCTCAAGAGGTTAGTGTGGAATTAACAGAAGACTTAATAGAACACATAGAAGACTTAGAAGGATTTAGTAGTACAGCTTACTATGACAGAAATGGTGTATTGACTATAGGCTTTGGTCATACTCGTGCTACTGAAACATTTGACTTTGATGAAGATACAACTGTAACTAGAGAACAAGCACTAGATATATTACAGAAAGATATAGACCAAGCTTTTTTTCATGTAGGTAATCATTTAAAGAATGCAAACATAGAAGTTGATGCTGGTACAAAAGAGTATATGACTCTTATATTTTTTAATAGACCATGGGTACTTAGAAAAACTATGGAAGCTATAAAGACAGGTAACCCAGAAATAATTAAACAATCTCAGATAAATGCTTATGAAGAAGAAAAAGGTACAGCAGAAGATTGGTACATAAATAGATTAGATAAAGAAGCTGCATATCAAAATAGTTTATCTACAGTAGTAGAACCTGAAGATACAGAACCTGAAGATACAGAACCTGTACAAGAAAAAGAAACAAAAAGATATAGATTAGTAGGTAGAGAACTTGTATCAGAAGATGCTACTGCTGAAATATGGTCAGATGTTTTACAAAAATTGTATGGTGTTACAAGTCCTTTTCCTGAAATATATAAAGCTCCTCAACCAGAAACTAAACCAGAACAAAGTATGTTTACAAATATATTCGGAAAGGTAAGAGAACTGTTTGATATAAATAAAGCTATGGATAGACAAGCTGATTTTACAAAGGAAGTTTATGACAGATAAAGAAAGAATTGAACAGTTATTAAATAGTATAAATAAAGATTTTCCTGAAAGAATAGATTTAGGTAAAAGACTAAAAGAAGTTTACAGAATAATGGCTATGGATGAACTTGAACTCCTTACCTTAGACCAATACCAAGGTCAAAATATGGATTATGTTTTACAACAACTACAAAAAGAAGGTTTGGAATTAGGAGATAAAATAACAGCATTAGATAAACAAATTAAAAAGAAATTTAATGTCAGCGTTATTGATTTACAATCAGACCTAGCTTTATTAAATCAATTTGATGTATCAAATATGACAGACCTACCAAGTGATATTAGGAACGGAATGACAATTACACCAAGAAATGAAATACCTCAAGCAGATTATTACAACAAAGTATTTGATGAAATAGTAGAACAGAATCCTTTAGACGAACCAGATATAACATTAAACCCTGATGGTTCTATTACTGAAAAAAGTCCAGGTTTAACTTCTAATACAAATGTACCTATAGAAGAATTTACTGGTCTTAATAATTATGAAGCAGAAATACCAAAAATATTTGATGATTTAAAAGGTACAACTGAATATTCACGAATGAAAATAATAAAAGGTAGTGTAGCTAATGAAATAAGAAGTAAAAAATTTGCACAATTAATTTTAAATATGTACGACATTCTTGGTGAATATGCAAAAGATTTATCTACTGAAGATAAAAAATTACTTGTAGAAAGAGTTAATGATAGAACTTATGGTCTTGATGAAAAATATAAAGATATAGTTGTTATACCTGATGAAAAATTGTCATTAGAACAGTTAAATAGAATAGATGATGCAATAGCTGATTTAAATAAAAATTTTAAAAATGAACTACCAGGTTTGCTTGATGAAATGAAATTAAGAGATTTAGATTTTGTTTCTGATGCAAATGTAGAAGATAATGTAGTTGACTTTAGAGAAGCACAATTAAAAAAACTTATGGAAGAAGTAGAAGAGGCTACACCTGATGTCAAAAAAATTACACCAACACAAGCAGAGATGATTGATAATGCATTAGCAGATGCTGCAGCAAATATGAAAAGAGAAAGTTTTGAAGCATTACCTGGTGGTAAAGGTGCAGTAACTAGAGCTATTAAAAATAGATTAATAGGTATTTTAGGTGATGGTATTAACTTACTAGATGTATATGAGTTAGCTTTACTTGGCGGTGCTATAGGTGGACCTGCATTAGAACCATTAATGCCATTGATATTTCCATCACTAAAAGATACACCTAAAGATGATAAAACATATGGACAAAAAGTAATAGAGAATATACAAGCCATAGAAAAGATTAGTCCTACTGCGATAGCTACAAATAAAGTTATAGATGCATTGCCTGATGAACAAAGAGATTTTAATATGTACGGTGTTAATACAAAAGATATCAATCAAAATTACACAGCTAATTTTTCAAGTATGTATGGTATGCTAGGAGGTAATAATGGAAAATGATATAGACCCTGGATTACAATCTGAACTAGATAAACAGAAAGAAGAACAAGCTGCAGCAGAAGCAGCTTCTATTGGTACACCTAACTGGGCTGGTTCTAATAAACTTGTAGCTGATGGTGCATATGTTGAGAATGGAGTTTTATATTTTGTATATGACTTATCACCACTCTTTGGTGGAGACCCTACATTTGTTTCTTATGCTGCACCTACAGTAAGTATTTCACAATACAAAGGTAACTGGGGTACAGATGGTGCAGGTAAACAAAGAACAGGACCAAGAATAGGAAGTAAACCAGAAGGTGTTGTTATTGATGGTGGTAGCTTTCAATTATTTACATTAGGACAAGCTGACCCTTCAAGAGGTATAGACCCATTAGAAGATACTGTTGATTTGCATGAATTAATCAATGACGGTTATAAAGATTTACTTATTAATTATAGTTTCTTTTTTGATAAAGTAGATGGAGAGTATCCAGGTTTAGAGTTATTATTTTCAAGACTAGGTCAAGGGTTATCTGTAACTCCAGTAGATTTACAAAATGCAGGTATTGGTGCTAATGTATCATCACTAAAATTAGATTATTTAAATTCTAGAACTGCAAATCTAAATTCTGATAATCCATTTGAAATGATAGTTAATGGTGAAAAAGTTTTAAATCAAAAATATGTTGACCATGTAGGCAAAGTAGAAGGATTATTTAATCAGTCATTAAAAGATTTAGGATTTGACGATGACTTATTTGAAAAAGAAAACAAATTGTTCTATAAACAATTATTAGATACATTAGTTAAAGGTGATATATCTCCTACGCTTATGACAGAATTTGTAGGGTTTGTACTTGGTGTAGAAGGATATGAAAAGCCAGATGACCAAGCTATAACTAATTTATTTAGTGCTGTATCAAAAAATGTAAAAGATGCACAGTTTTCATTAACAAGTACAGTTTATGCTAACTCTTTAAAAGCTGAAACACTAGCTATAAATACAATTGGTTTAGCTAACTACAATAGCTTAAGTGAATCTAAAAAGAATGAAATAATTCTTATGTACAATGACAGTCCTGATGCTGCAAAGCAAATGTTAAAAGATATGTTTGCAGAATACTATCCAGAGTATGAAGGTAAGAACTTAGACTTTGCAAGTATTAAAGCTAAGTATGTAACACCTTGGACAAAAGCATTTGGTGAAGCACCAGATGAAGAAGATGCTGTGTGGTTAGAACAAATTGGTAAATCTGTAACAGATGCTAGCAAAGCTTATATGCAACATGCATACGATACAGGTAATGAATTTTTTAATAGAAGATTAGCAACTAGCTTGCAGAAATCTTTAGGAGGAGTGGTAATTAGATAATGGCAACAAGACCTTTTATAAATCCAGAAGCAGCAGGACCAGCAGGTGAACAAGTAACTGTTTACGGTCCTAATGGTGAAGTAGCTCAAGTACAATTTTATCAAAGAGAAGGTGATAAAAATAATATGTCTGAGTACGAGTACTACAAACAAACACTTGGATATACAGATGAAAGACCACAATCTACTGTAGATAAAAGAGATAATGTAGAAAAAGATGGTGCAAGTATAACTAGAGCACAAGTT